CGTTGCTTCCGTATTTTAACTTGCATCTTTAAAAGATCTTGCCATGCGTTTGGGCCATGTGTTAAGTTAATCCAGTTACGTAATTCTTCTTCCATTGCCTCGGCTTTCTTTTTAGCTGCAAATGCATCCATAGCTTCTTGTTCTACACTACTCCCTGCAAATAATTTTTTAAATACTGGTGGATTAGTTGCCATCTTAGCTGATTGATTAACATCAGAGACTGCACCCATCCAGCGCCCTATGTCGCCATACATTGATTCGACATCTTTTCCCATCGCGAAGCCTTTTTTAATTAACCCAAATGCGCTTGAGGCCGCCGCGAGAGCTGTTACAGGATCCATATATTATACCTCTCTAGTCTTTCTTCCTCGGTATACAGTATGCTTTCACATATATTTTGTCCCCTGCCACTCTTTGATTATGATTCTGATGTGCTACCTTTTTAGAATACTCTAAGCAGGTATCTAGATCATTAAAATAAACGGGCTCTTGTTCTTTACTTGCTAAGAATACAATCAGCACCCATAGCATTACTCCATCCAGCCTGATGCTAGATTACTTATTACTCCTATTGAACCGGCTAAACCCATCATTAACCAGAATGCTCCTCTCCAACGGTTAGCTGTAGCTTTAAGTTCGCCCATACTATTCTTCATATGCTTCATGTCCTCTTGCATTGCTTCAACTCTTTCTTCTAATCTAGCTAGAGCTATTTCTAATTTTTGTTCTTGTGACATCTTAATCTCCGTTGAGAGTTTCATGAATCAAATAATGGTGGATATTCAATTGGTACCTTTGCCATATTAATACAATTAAGGCTACAAGGTACTGGTTGGTATTCATATCCTTTTCGATCATGTTTAGTTTCAGTCCATATATCAAACTTACCTTTTGCGGTAGTTATATATCGGTAATGCTGCTCAGTGAGCTTACCGCATTCACATAGTCTTTCAAATTTTTTTGTCATTATAAACTCACCTTGGAAACCTGTAAAGTATTTTTGTCTGTTAATGCAACAGACGTATCTCCTGGAGCAACAACTGTCATTCTATTTGTAGAAGCATCATAAGTTGCAGTTGTATCAGCTAAGCCATTCATAGCACTTGCTATTGCAGCACCTGCTGTATCTGTATCAGCTCCACTAACTAAATTAATTGAAGCTGAATTACCACCACTTGTTACAGTAGCAGCAGTTAAGTTACCTGATACTGCTGAACCTTGAGTAGTAGTACTTCCACTAGCAGTTACATTTGATGCTGGTCTTACAGTAAATGTCTGACCAGGAGATGGGTTTGTTCCTTGATTAACTCCACTACCATTAGTAATACTTATTGACGCATTGTTTACATTTCCAGAACTAGCTGGAGCAGTTACATACACTTTATTATTCTGTCTTGTGACAGACCATCCACTAGGTAACGCACTTTGTATTGCTGACTTTATAGCTACTGCAGCTTGTGATTTACCAGTTGTACTATTAAAACTACCATTTACACTCCAACCATCAAAACTTATAGAAAATGTTGCACCAAGATTAACTGTAGAAGAAGATGAACTTACATGGTTAGTATAATAAGTATAGTACTGTGTTCCATACATCTGAACATTTATATATCCATTACTTTGCATTGATGCCCACCATCCAGCATAGAAAGATGCATAAACTCTTACACCTACACCAGCAGATGAACTATTATTAAAAGAATAACTACCTCCGTAATAACCATATCCAGTTGTAGAACCAGAAACTAATGCGTGATTTGGACTTGCACCTGATGTTCCACCTGATACAGTTGGACCTCCGTGTGGTTCGTGATATTTTGTTGACCAAGTAGTAGGCCCAACAAAGTGTGTGTATGTATTCCAGTTGTTAGTGCCACCAGCAATGTTTGCATTACTACTGTAAACACCAATGTTACCATAACGAAAAGCGTTTGCGTTATATATGTAACCACCTACTTGATAAGACATAGAAGATGAACTTGCATTTGGCCAATAACAAATACCTGTTAAATATCTACCTTGTGTTTGACTTCCAAATACTCTTGTCCAACTTGTGCCATTAGAAGATCCAGGATTTCCAGCACCAAAGTACCAGTTATAACTATTTGTTTGATTTTGTGTACCTTGATTAGATTGTTGATAACCAGTATATACAGTTTGTGTTCCACTATTAGTACCAGAATTAACAGTAATTTTGTACTCTTCAGCAACGGCTGGGGTTTGTGAACTTGCAGTTCCTGAGAAATCAAAGTAATCAGTTTTAGTAAATGGATGCCGAAGTGTTGAACCATCTAATGCTCTTATCTGTCTTACTCTTCTTACAGTAGAACCATCTAATACATAAATATTATGTGGAGTTCTGAGTGTTGAACCATCTAATACTGATAAAACCATTTTAGTACACCATTATTATTTTTACATTACCTGTGAAATCACTTGCTTGTGTTGGAACAGATGTAGCTACTTTAAACACACCTACTATTTCATTAGCATTTAAATCTAATACATTAAGTTCAGCAGCTGTTCCAGTATACCCAGCTATCTTATTTAAATCAGTTGCACTACCAGTATAACCATCTACTTTATTTAACTCAGCAGCAGTTGCAGTAACTAATGTACCACCTAACTTTAAACCATTACTGGTATCATGACTTGCTATATCAAAATCATGTGCACCATCTTCTATAGTTGTACTTGCATTTAATTTAATAAGACCAGCACCATTAGGATTGATAACAACATGGTTATTACCAGATGAAGTAATTTCATTACCATTAACATCTAAGGGTGCTCCTAACTGTGGGCTACCATCATCTACTACTTCTCCATCGAAGTTTGCTTTGCCTACAGTTACTGCACCATCAGCTAAACTATTAGTGTGTATTTTTGTAATAGCCATTTAAGTTTCTCCTTTAATTATAATTACGATCTTATACCATATAAGCTAAATCTACCTTTGGATATATTACCACCATCTTGTGCGATTATCTTTATATTATTTATTTTAGATGAAGTATATATTTTTCCTCCACCATTCCACCAATAGTCATTACCATTATTATGACCAGTATCTGATGAAATCCCAGCAACTGAATTCCAATACGCTGTTTTAACTCCTGTACTAGTTTGTCTTAAACCATGAAACTCAATCATTCCATTATTACCTTTAGCACTAGCGTTACCTATTGAAGAGTTTAAATCAAAACGCTGAGCTGAGTTATCTGTACCTGCCATACCAAAAGCTTTAGATGCTTTAGTATCGTGATACATAAGATGCTGTTCAGTAGGAAGATTATAGTTACTTCCATTATCTATTGAACAATAAACCCAAATCTTTTTACCATTAGATGCTGGTACTACATATCTATATATAATTTTATAATCCATATAATCATCAGTAATATGACTTGATGTAAAAGTTACAGCTGCTTGATTTGAAGCTTCTATTGTATGTATTAAAGCATAGTCTTGTACTAACTTACTACCAGAAATAGCTGCACTAGAATCAATATTAGCATTTGCAATTAAGCCAGAACTATTTGGCATTAGCTTTGAAAGGTTTCTAGCGTTACTCATTATTTATTCTCCAATGCTTCAATTCTTTTAATTAAGTCTGCAATGATATTATCTTTAACAGTTGAACCATCATCATTGTGTTTAGATACTTTACCATCTTCATCAACATCAAGTGTGCCTTTATAGATTAATTTTTCACCAGTAAGTTTTTCAACTTGTCTAATTACTTTTGTCATATCTGCACTTATAAATGTTCCAGATTTTATTTTTTGTTTTATTACTTTTTGTTCTTCATCTTTTTCTAATACTTCACTATCAAAATAATCTGACTTGTATGACCAAGCACCAGTTTCACTTATACCATCTGGGATGTAATCAAAATTATGAGGAGATAATAAAGTAACATTACCAGAAGTATCCTTTGCATATACCTCGCCTTGAATTGCGTGTATGACAACATGGTTCCCACCACCAGTAGCACTTGAATTTACACCAGCATTTATTCCACATTGATAAACATTACTTCTAAACATATTAATCTGTGGTGTTCCTACACCACTCGTATAATTAGCTTTAATGTCTAGTGCTGCTGAACTATCTTCATTTTGAATTACAAATCCACTATTGTAAAATCTGTGCGTATGAACTCCAGTAAGATAAACGTCAATTAAACCACCACTTTGTGCTGCTGACAGCATTGGTGTACCAGATGCTGAAACAGCCATTGCAATTCTTTTAGAACCACCACTCGATGTTTCTTCAAGCATTATACTTGGAGCAGTATCTTTAATATGAACAGTATCACCAGCAACTGGTGGTGCACCAATTCCTACATGTCCAGTACTACTATCAACTCTAAATCTTGTTGCAGACCCATCGTGATTTGCAATATTTAATAAAGGATAACCAGCACCAGCACTTGATGGCTCTTTAATGGATACTCCATAAGGTGTTCCAGTAGTTGTGTTTTGAAAACTAGCGATGTAATCAGCACCAGTACCAGAGACTGTTAGTTTATCTGTATCAGTAGTTCCAGTAACTTCAACACCACCAGTAACTGTTTTAATTCTTTCTTCATCATCATAAAAAAGAGTTACTGCACCACCAGCTAAAGCCTTTATTAATTTGGCAGAACTATCAGTACTTTTAACGTCAAGTCTTCTAGTGTTTAACTTTAAAATACCAGTAGATGCATCTGTATGATTTATAACTGTATGTGTGCCATCAAAGAAAATTTCAGCATCATCACCAGTACCAAGTTTAACTTTTACATTATCTGGTAAACTTACATCACCACTAAACGTACCACCTTGTGTAGCACTTACAGTATCTGCAACAGCAAAAATGTCATAAACAATTACAGTTACTTCATCACTTGCAGCCATAGAAGATATACCTGATATGGTATTTGCAGTGTTTGTATTATAGTCTGTAGTAGGTTTAAGTAGCACACCATTAAGATATACATCTACATACTTACCATCACTGAATTTTAAGACAGCTCCATTAGCATCAACACCACTTACAGAAGTAGCACCTCCACTTACAACATAAACAAATCTGTCTCGTACGCCAAATCCATCTGTTGATCTTCCTATGTACGCCATACTATTCTCCTATTCAGGTGTCCTATTATCTTCTACCCATTTTTTAAATTCTGCTTTATTACTATCTGTCCACATAGCTGTTGCTATTGATTTTACTTTAGCATCAGTAAAAGGTTCTTTAGACATATCATGTTCTGTATAAACCCATTTTTTATTTTCTAAATCATAAGATGAGTTAACAGGTTCTATTAATCCTCTATGATAAGTTTGAGAAAGCAATGCTCCGTCCTTTAAAACTTGATTTGCTCTTCTCCATTGAATAGTCCAGCCTTCGCTTCCTACTACTTCTACTTTGTCGTATATTGTTTTTTCAGTATATGTTGCCATTTTTACCTCTAATCTTTTGTTCTATATGTTATACTAAAGTGCATACCAAAATTTCCACCTTGTGCACTACCAGTTATTTGAGATGTAGCACTTGCATTTTGTTGTCGTATATCAACGTAATTACCATTACCTTCCAGTCCCCAAACTCTGTGCTGTGCATTACTATTACCAGAAGTAAACATACCTTTTCCAAACCAAGTATTGTATGAACCACTTGCTTGTGTTGAAGCTGCTGTGAATGGTAAGTATATACCAAACTGATGTCCATTAGTGCTACAACCACTTGCTGAAAATCTTATAGACATATTTACTACATTCCCTACTTTAACATACATACCTACTGCGGTAGGACTTCCACCAACTACTGAATTAGAATAAGGAGTAAATGTTCCTTCCTCATAATCGTCAAGAACCGTAGCCGTTGAAGTTTCTGCTGGATTGCCTCCAGTAGGTGCAGAAGCATTTGCAAAGTCTATACCTTTGTTTGCTGCCATTAATACGCCATTTGTATTTGTCTGAAACATTGTTGTGTTATCATACTTGGCAAAGAAAGAACCATCTTTAGTTGCACCAAATAGACTTTCTCCATTATCCCTAGTATTAAACCTAACTATATCGGATAAGACAGTAAAAGACTGACTTGCTTGGTCTGTTAAAATATAATTATTATTTGCATTATGAAATATTTTCATATCAGCACTTGCACCAAGATGAATAGCATTAGTTACACCAGTTAAATCACTACCATCTGCTGGTATAGATAGAACACCTGCTGAAGATAATCTCATTCTATCCGTGCCACCAGTTTTAAAATCTATTTGATCATCGGTGTCTGCTGTAATAGAAGTATCATTATCAGCATCAAGTATTAATTCTTGTCCTTGAATATCTACAGCACCACTAAAAGTTCCAGTAGTTCCTGATATAGCACCAGTAGAAGTTAAAGAAGCTGTAGTAATAGCACTAGTATCTAATGAAACTACACTTGCTGGTGAGTTGTGATGTAAGACATATATATTATTAGTACCACTAGATGGTGGAGAAGATCCAAAATCTAATGTAGTATTATTAGTAATGTTATAAGCTACTCCTGGCTCCTGCCTAACATTGTTTACAAAAACTGCTACACCATTTGTTGTAGTTGCTTTTGATAGTGCAAAGGTAGTGTTACTATTATCACCACTAAATCTATCTTTAGTAATAACTCTATAGTTTGCAGCTGTCTGATTACCTATCATACTCATTTTAAGTGATCTCCATAATACTTAATGTTGCATCGATCTTAGTAGCAACATCACAATCTATCTCTATTTTATCTCCAGTTTCTAAAGTTATTTTACCACCTGAAAGAACTTCAAGACTAGCTCCTGTAGGAATTGGTACGTTTTTTAGTAGAAAGACAGTATCTCCACTAGCAGGGTCTAGTTTTACTGATGCTGTTCTTTGTGATACATCTATATTACATAGTACAAGACCTATCACAACAGTTGTAGTAGATCCTGGTACTGTGTATAAAGTTACGGGTGTACCTGCTTGAGTAGGCATTCCTGCATCTGTTTTTACTTTAAAAGTATTCGCCATTATTTTCTCCCTATCCTAATGCGATTGCTAATGCTGTGGCATCATCAGAGGAAATTCCACCTGTTGTTATACCTAAATTAGCAGGTGTTATTTTCTTTAAAACTCCACCATCATTTATTAATACATGATCTGCGTCACTACTTGAAGTTGTCGTTGCGCCTGCATCTGCATTACCAGTTGTTATTATTGTATTACTTTGTATTGATACAACTCCAGCACTTACTCTTGATAATGTTGTGTCATCAGCGTGACCTAGCTCTATATTTCCTGTGGTTTCTAAATTTCCAGTAACTTTTACTGCATTTCCAGTATCACCAGTTAATTTTATTTGACCACCTACGGCTTCTAATTCAACATTACCAGCATTTGCATCAAGTTCTACGGTAGGAGAAGTAAGTATAATTTTACCAGTATTATAAGTATTGGTAAAAGTCATATTACCTACGTTACCAGTAGCTATAACATTTCCAGTTGTAGCACTAATATCTACATTACCATTAGTTGCATTAATATCTACTAGTCCACCATTAAGTTCAAGTTCACCATCTGCAACTAAATCAAGAACACCATTAGCAGATTGATGAATGTATGTTCCACTATCACCAAACTGTAATTGTTTATTAATATTTAACAATAAACCATCATTGTGAACATGAGTTAAAGTAACTTCATGGTTAGCACCGAAAAATATAATACTGTCATCAGAAGATAAAAAGATATTATCTCCAACTACTATATCATCACCAATAAAAACATCTTTAACTACAGATAATCCACCATCTGTTTGTATAGAACCATTTGTTGTAGATGTTGCATTTGTTGTATCATCAGTTATTATTCTACCAGATGTTGTTAAACTACCTAAAGTTCCAACTGTTGTGATAGTAGATGTTCCAGTCCATGTACTAAGGGCTGTGTTCTCTACGTTGTTTAAAGTTAAATCTGATTTAAGTTCAGCGTATGTTCTGCCTTTAACGTTGCTTGAGCCTGCTAATAGTATATCATTTGTTGCTACGTTTTCTTCAAGCTTTAACGCATTTGTATTAGTCTTCCCAAAAGTTAAAGCAGCTTGCTTTGCATTCCATGTTGATGCAGAAGATATATAATTATCAGCTATCGCTGTTCCTTGCCAAGTTCCATTTCCAATAGTACCAACAGCATTTATTTGAGCTTGTGATGCATTTACATTTAAAGTATTTCCAGATTTACTTAACCCTGTTCCTGCAGTAATTTGTTCTGCTCTTGAGAACTGTGAGAAATTTAAAGCTGTTGTTCCTATTGTAATTGGGTTGTTAGTTGTCAATACCCAACCTGAATCAGCTTGTGTTGTACCTTGTTCTACAAAGAAAAATGTACCATCAGTTAATTCAGTATTAATATCTGCATCAGTTGATCTTGTTAAAACCCAATTTGATGAACCATCACCAGCAGTTGTTAAAACATAAATACCGTTTTGAGCAGCTGCTGTTTGATCTTTAACTAAAACTCTATTATTAACAGTAAGTGTTACACCATCAACTGCAAAAGCAGCCTGTGAACCAGAGTTTGTTAATGTTGCACCAACACCAGCAGTACCATTTGAATAAGCTGCCGTTAAGTTTGCTGTAGTAGCTACTTTAACAGAATCTTTAACATTTAAACCTTCAGCTACTGAATCAACATATGCTTTAATACTTTGTTGTGTTGCTAAATGTGAAGCACTATTAGAAACCATATTGTCTTCATCTTTAATTGCTGTACCACTTACTCCAACATTTAAAACTGGGCTAGTTAAAACTGGACTAGTTAAAGTTTTATTAGTTAATGTATCAGTAGATGATTCAGTAACAACACTACCATCAATAGCAAATGCACCACTACTATATGTAAGTCCTGCACCTGCACTAAGATGAGCTCTTACTTCTGAAGCACTTGGTCCTGTATAGTTTATTACACCATTACTATATGCAAGTGATCCATCACCACCAGAGTCAGTAACACTGATGTGTGCTCTTACTTCTGAAGCACTTGGTCCTGTGTAAGTAAAAACTCCTGTTGAACTATCATATGCAAAAGAACCATCACCTCCATTATCTGTAGCACTTACTGAAGCTCTAGCTCTTGCATTTGTATAATAAAGATTAGTTTGTTCAGGAATATCTGCACTGCTTACTTGATTACCAGAAGTACCAAAGTCAATATGTGTATCATTAATACCATCAGCCTTTACTCTTAAATTAGAGGAGTCAATTTCTATTGTAGAACCGTCTACTCCAGTAACTGCTGTAACTCCTAAACCTAAGGTAGTTCTTTGAGCTGTTGCATCAGCATCATCAAGTATTGCTCTACCTGCTGAAGTTAAGGCTGTAACAGCATAAGTATCAGAGCCAGTGGTATAAATCATTTTATTAGCAGCTGTAGTCAATCCACTGATAGAGGCTAATCCTGCATCGTAAGCCTGTACATCTGAGCCAATCGCTAAACCTAAATTAGTTCTAGTAGAATTTCCATCTACTAAAGTAATAGCTCCTGTATCAGCCATAGTAGCATCACCAGACATGACATTATCAATCCACTTTGATGTACCTGTGTCATATAGTAACATAGCACCATCAGCAGGAGAAGTTATAGTAACATCTATCAGTTCTGATAAAGCATCATGAGCAGCTTCTCTGGTATCTACATAATTTTTAACTGCAGCACTAGTTGGTAAAGTAGTATCATTATTATTATTATCAATACCCTCTGATTGTATAATAATAGCATCAGGTTTAAAGTTAGCTACTACTATATTTGATATTGTATTAAGATCAGCATTAATACTTTTATTAGTAAGTGTATCAGTTGTAGCTCTACCTACTATTGTATCAGTAGCATCAGGCATTGTAAGAGTATTAGATCCTGAAGGTTTTAAAGAAGCAATAACAGGAGTAGTTAATGTTTTAGCAGTTAGAGTTTGTGTAGCATCTTTCTGTACTACTGATGTATCTATTTGAATTGTAAGTGTAGCAGAACCACTGATTGTTGATATTCCTGTTCCACCAGTGTATACAAAAGTTTGACTATCTAAAGCAACCCTTTGTACACCACCACTATCACCTTGAAAATCTAAATCTTGTGAAGTATTTTGTGCGTCTACATAAGCCTTAATACTTTCTGAGGTTGCAAGAGTTGTAGCACTTGCATTTGCCATGTCATCATTATCAAGCACTACTCCTGTAGCAATATTATCAAAAGCTAATTTAGCATTAATCCATTTAGAAGTAGTATTATCATAAGCTAAAATTTGGTTATCAGCTATATTACTTATAGTAACATCACCTAAAGCACCTAGTCCTTCTGTTTCTATTTTAGTAGCATAGTGTAATGCTGAATATCCTGTAGTTCCATCTGACAAAGTAAATTGATTGTTATAAGGTTCAAAAGCTATCTTCTTATTATCTGAAAGTATATTAGTAATAACTACATCTACAGTTTGTAAACCTGAAGTAGTACTTGAAAATAAACTTCCTTTTGAATTAGAAGAAGTAGCTCCTGTTAAGTCCGCGGTATTTGGGGTTGCTGGTGTTGCTGCCATTATATTAACCCTCTTCCATTAAAATTTATTTGAACGTTTCCACCTGATGCTCCTCGTTTATTATCTTCATCATTTAATTGGCCTATCTCTTCCATAAATAATTGCTTATATTTATTAGCTTGCTCTTCATCTTGTAAATAATAAAAACATTCTGCAAGTGATCCATATAATAAAAGCTTTTCATTTTCATCTCTTAACCAATGATCTATTTCAGTACCTATATATTTAGTACTAGTAGTTGCTGAAAATGTAACTGTTTGTCCTACACGAGATTGTGCTTCTTGAGTATTCTGTAAATTAATAGTTCTTGTGTTACCTGTGCCACTTACAGTATCTATTTTAGGTGGTGCATCAGTAGCTGTATTTAAAGATATATTTGTTCCAGATAATTCCATATCTGCTACACACTTATTAGCAGTAGCAACATCTGCAAATGTTACTATAATATTTTGATGTGTTGCTGCGCCTGATCCAGGAAATGTACCAGTTATTTTAGTAGTATCTGCTGTAACTGCTTCTGCATGGGTAGCATATTTAACAGCAGCAGAAGCTGTTACATTATATAAATAAGTTGTACCACCTGATGTTATATTATATCCTGCAGTAAAGTTTGCAGGTGTCACATCATACTTTGCATTTAATGCTGGTAGTCTTTTATAGTAATGTAGTTCAGCTTTAGTTGGTATAAAAGATGTAAAGCCTGTACCAAATCCAGGAGAATAAATAAGAATGTTACCTACTCTTGACCAATAAGATGCTTGTGTTTTTTCTGCATAAATATCATTAAAAGTTCTAAGATCTGTTTTTTCATTGAATACACGACAGGTTCTTCCATCATCATCTATCTCTCTTAACTGAATAAACTCAGTAAGATCTGCGGGAATAGTTAACTCAGTTTTACTTGCAGCTCTATTATTAGCTGAAGTAGTTGCTGCATCTAACTGTGTTTTAGAATAAGTAACTGTTTGCTCTAACGCTGTAACCCTAAGTCTTCTATAAACGTTATCTGCTGCATATCTCATACAATCTTGAACAACAGAATCCCCTAAAACTGTACTATCTTTATTAGCCCAGTTTTGTATTTTATCTACAAAAGCATCGTATTTAGGCGTACTCATATTACTCTCCCTAAGTATTTACAAGCAAATGTTTATATTCCGTTTGTAATATATACTTTAGCTTTTTCATTTTATCATTATCACGCATAAATGTAGTTTCATGTAAATCTATTCCGTGATCTTGTTTAATTTTAATAGCTACAATATCAGGTATAGTGGCCATTTTTCTAAAGCCACTTTTATTTTGCTTTCTTCCAAAGTATGATTCTCTATCTCTATCTAGCTGAGCACTCTTTAAATATTGTGAAACATCTTGATTAGCTTCCCAGTTACCTGTAGCTAAATCAAATCCTGCCCTAATACCTTCCTTTGGTTTTATTGTAGAACTACCAAATGTAAATTCATTTTCTTTTGCCATCCTCAACTCCTATTAAGTAGCTGGTTCTGTGATAGCAATAAATCTACCAGTCTTACCAATGTAACCTAATAAGTCTCCAGCTGTTGCTGTGCTAGGTGTTACCTGTAATCCTGGTACAGGTGAAACAGCTGCATCTAAATTTGCTTGAATAAGCTGTAAGTGAGTTAATTTATAACCACCACCTGTAGCTGCACCTATTCTGTATACACACTTTTCTACTGGGTATATATTTCCTGCATTTGTTTTTATAACGTACATAGTTCCCTCCGTTATTTTATTATCTACATGATACGATGTTACCACCGCCTTTATAATACTTAGCTGTTTTTAAATTAGTAGGATTATTTTTACTATCTCTATATTTAAGTTTAGGTTTATTTTTAGGTGCTGGAACATTAGATTTTGCCCCAGCAATATTTTGGTTTGCATTTATAACTTGCATACCTCTTTTTTGAGTTTTCTTACTTAATAAAGAATAATCCATTTATCTACCTGTTACGACGTTGCCGCCTTTCTTATAGTAGCTTGAAATCTTTCCGCCTGCTTTATCAAATCTTGCAATTTTAGGTCCACCTATAATTCTTTTAGGTCTAGGTATAGTAAAAGGTCCGCTCTTTCTTCCTGCTGTAACTTCAGCATCATGCATTCTTTTTCTTTCTAGCCATTCGTCTAATGTCATTCCTTGTGCCATATTTATCTCCCAATAAAAAGGAGAGACTAATTAAAGCCTCTCCTGAATAGTATTTAGTTAAGTCCGTAGATTGCTCCACATCCTAATGGGTTACGTACTTCAAGAGTACATTCTTCAACCATCATACCTTTAGTTGAATCACCTTGCTGACCTACGTCAACCTCTTGTAGAGGTCTTAGGTAAGCTGTAGAGAACCACATTGGATCATAAATCAATGCCGCAAAATCTTTTACTTGAGTTCCACCTCCAGAAATATTTGCTGGTGTAGAATTTGAGTTTTGGAATTGAACAGTATGAGATAGACCCATAATATAGTTTGGAACTACCATGATGTCACCGAAATCTGACATGTAAACGTCAACTGATTGTCTCAGCTTTCCTTTCTCGTCAATATTTCTAACTACTCCAGTATCACTGACCATAAGATCAGAGAAGTCTCTTCGTAGTTTTGGTGAAAGCATTACCTTAGTAGCTTTACCACCTTGCTCATAAATTTTCTGCATAACAGAATCAACATCAGTAAGAGCTAAAGATCCTACAGTTGGAACGTTTTGATTAGTTAATGAAGATCTAACTTTATGAGTACCTAAGTTTACATTAGCAGTAGCAGGCGCTGCCCACTCTCCTAAATAAGCACAAGTATCAGTTGATTGAATGAAACCTTGATAGCCAGATGCAGTTCTTGCAGCATCACTAGCTAAAGTAGGAACAGCAGTATTAGCAGTATTATAGCTATGAACCATATCAAATTCAACATCTCTTCGTAGCTCCGTACCACGCTTCTTAAGCTGGTATGCATATTCGTCTGCAACACCTGCTTGATCAACAGCTCGTCTAGTTCCTGACACAGCAATAGTTTTACCATTGATCTGTGTGTAGTTACCTAGTCTTGTTCTGTTAGGACCACTTACACTAAACGTGTTACCTGGGCTAGCACTAGGTTCTACCCAATCTTGACCTTCAGCTATTACTGAATTGCCAGGTGCTTCTAGTGTATCTGTTTGCCATTCATGATAAATAGCAGTTGCTTTACCTTTACCAATATCTGATGTGAACGGAGTCTCATCTCTGGTAATCATTGTTATAAAATTAGCTAGATCTTCTCTTTCAGAAACATCTGCGCTTGATCCACGGGCAGGACCACCTGGGCCTCTAGTACCGCGAACACCTAAATTTACAGCCATATTTTTTTCTCCCTGTAATTATAAGTTAGACAGTGAGCGCTCGGCATAACTCCTTAGAAAAGCATCTTGATCGGCTTTAGATGAATCTTTACTTAAAGCTCTTTTCCTTAAAGCCTGTGCTGCATCAATTTTCTTTTGTTGTACAGGTCTAGACTTTCTGGTAGGAATCTTTTTAGTTGGTGCTGCTTTTCTTTTTACAGAACCTTTACTGACTCCTTGCTTTAAAATACGATAATCATTAACAAACTTAACAATAGCAGGATCAACAATAGTATCTAGTACTTGTTCGTTAATACCTTCTTTAAGTGCAAACTCACGAATATCTTTAGCAACTGTTTCATTAAATCCAGGAATTAAAGTTGGAATAGCTTCATTAAATAAATTTAATTGAGCGTCCCAAACTTTTTGCATTTGCTCCTGAGATTTTTCTGCTACAGTCTTTTGAAGGTTTTCACGCTCTTTACGAGCGGTCCAATATTCTTTTTGCTTTTGTTCTCTCTTATCTTTAAGATCACTAAGATCGTATGTATTACCATCTTTTCTTGCGTCTTCAATTTGCTTTTCAAGATCATGAAATCCTTTTGCATGTTCTTGTTCAGATTTATATAATACAGCTACTGAAGCATTAGACATTGTCTGTACTTCTTGCAACTTATTATTATAATCTTCTTCAAAGCTTTTCCTTGCGTCACCAAGTTCACGACCCTTTTTGGATAGAGATTGTTCAGTAGAATAACCTTTAATAAGATCATTAAAAGAAACTTCAGTATCAGCGCCATCTATTTTAATAGCTACTTTAGCTTCTAAGTCTAATTCTTCTGGAGTAAATAGTGTAGTATCTTGGGTAGCGGATTCAGCATCGGCATCCTCATCTTCACTCTCAACTTCTTCAGTATTAGCTTCTTCTTCAACTTCTTCTTTTGCGGGTTCATCAGTTTCCTGTGGGTCTTGTATATTTTCTGATTCACCCGGATCGATTTCAGGTACTTGCTCTTCGGTTGGAGATTGTTCTTCGTTCGGTACAAAGTCCGAATTAGAAACAATGTCGGCCAGCAATTGTTCTTCAGTTCGACCATCCGGTGCAGTAGAGTCAATCCTAGGTGGGGTAGAGTCTACTTGTGCTTCGGTATTTTCACTCATATTAGCTTACCTCTTTCTTTTTAATAGTAGGCTTTTTAGAATTCTTTTGTTCTAATATTTTAGAATATCTATCTTTCATATCGTATAAATAATATATTTTATCACAGTTAAGTTTAGTTTTACCACCACTCCTACTCGAATCATATTCTAATGTATTAATCATTTCATTAACATTTATTAGTAATGTATTGTAATTAATTTCCCTTGTCATTATTGTCCTCCTGTAAATACGGAATGTTCTTTCCATAAGTCTCGAAGTTTATCATTTTCTCTTTGACACTTCCTAGTGCCATAGCAGAAGAGTAGAGGAACTCTCGAGATTTAGTTTCATGAGGATCAGTCTTTAACCATTCTACAAATAGATCTATTAAGACTTCCCCATATACTTCATCATAAAATTCAGTCCTTTCTTTAGACGCGAAGTGCCCTTTAACGTGGGCAAGTCGCGCTAATTCTTCAGGATGTATTTTATGATTACCGTATGATTTTTTATTTCCCAGCCTCTTCTCGGCTGTCTCACGGTATTTATCCATTACTTATCCGCCGAATGCAGATACTAGTAATGGTGTCACAACTTCCTTTGTTAGACCTAGAGCTAGTACTAGCTTGATGCCAAAACTAACTACGCCTGAAAATGTAATCGGATCCATAATGTCCTCCTTTAATTTATTTTAATAAGCTTGGGTTTCTTTTCTTCTGGAACAACTCTTTCCAGTTTTACAGTTAAAAGACCATCTTCTAATTTTGCGTCTTTAACTATTATGTCGTCTGCTATAGTAAACTCTTTAGTAAACTTCCTATAAGAAATTCCTTTGTACACATTCTTAGTATCTGCACTATTTTCTTTAACAGACTTTACAGTTAATATATTTTCAGCTACTCTAACTTCAATATCTTTTTTATTAAAGCCAGCAAGTGCCATTTCAATTTTAAAATTATAATCATCCTCCTTAACAATATCGTAAGGTGGATATGAATTACTTACCCTAGAACTATTAGCAAGCTGATCGAACAAACGATCAAAACCTACAGCATAAGGTGTTAATGTATTAAAGTGATCAAATAAAGTTAATGTTTGATTCATAAGTTTTTCTCCTTTTTAAGCAAGATTGTTGTAACCCTATAAGGCGTTACTATTTATTAATTATTTTAATGTCTATGAAACGCATAAACACGTTCATCTAATTGAGCGCTAGTTCCGTGAGTAGTCTTTACATTATGTAATGTAATAGCACCATGTGAGCCAGTATGCTCAAGAGTTAAGAAATCTCTTTCTTTAATTGAGTGAGTAGTTTTGTATGCCCCACCAATATGTAAATCTAAAGTAACCGGTGCATAACTTTCATTAACTATTGTAACACCCTTTTGACTAGAACTAGTTGAATCATTAGTTCCTGTTTGTGTTGCGCCTACTCCAGTTTTACTTATAACAACGTATCCCATATTATTGTTCTCCCTGTTGTTGAGGTTGTTGTGGCCCTTGCAATATTTGCTTTGCCATCATTATTATCTGAGCATAATCAGGATGCTTAGGTAATTGTGCACCTTCTTTAGTTGCCTTAATAGTAAGGTCAGCCCATTCTTGAAAGTGTCTATCAATTGATACTGCTAATTGTTTAGAGTTATCATCTTGAGTATTTTTAGTTTGTGCATGAGTAAAACCAACATTGGCCTCCGCTAAAGCGGAATCAGCCATAGCTTTCTTTTGCTCTAGCTGCTTCATCTGTTCAGCATCTTGAGATTGCTTTTCAATTTGTTCAGCAGCTTTCTGTTTAAATTCATCAGTAGTATAATCTTCTAAGAAATCATTACTATCTAAGTTCATAGCTTCTAATAATTTAGTAGCTAAGACAGCAGGTGCTTCAGGTTTAATAACCATGCCTACACCCTGGTTGTTTAACGCAGGTAATATTTCTGTACCTACTTTACCAAGTTTAGTAATAGTATTAATGTTAGAGTTCTCACCAATATCTAATAGTATTTCTACATCCATCTTATTTGGTAATGCTTCTATATTAACTGTGCCATATACACCATCAAGGTTATAAGACATATTACCTTTCATATTCTTACGCATTGTTTCATAGATACCAGCTATTAATCTTTTAAAGCCTGTTTCAGCAAATCGTCTAGCAATGTGTTGTATACGTTTTTGTGCTGCAGACTGCACAGCCTGTAGCTTTTGTTCTGAGTTACCTGATATATACAAAGTATCATTAAGGCCTTGTGCGGCCTTTGACATGCCCGTTGCTTGCTCTTTTATAAGCTGTAAGTATTCTAATAACGGTACTGTACCTGTAGATATTGTTTCAGGTGGTAACTGTTGTACTGCATTTACCGGATTACCATTAGTTGGTATGATCTGCTTAGGCTTCATGTTTTGTAATGCACTAAAGTCTACAACATTCGGATCAGCTAACTTAGGTGAGTAGTTTGTTAAATAGGTATTCTCTACAAACCCACGTAAAATTGCTGTGCTTGCTAATGTAGAAGACCTGCTAAAGTCTGCCATTGACAATCCATAGAATTCAAATGGTATATCAATAGGAACAATAGAAGCTAACGGTATATCTTCTATATCTGTTTCTTGTAATATTACATTACCAACAGAAACAATATGTTTTAATTCAGCAATACCATCTCCGTCTCTATCAACATTAATCCATGATTCTGTTAATACGATATTTCTATTTGCTTCTAATGGAATTAAATCATGCTGCGCTCCACCCTGCCAATACTGTTGACCGGTAATTTCTTTTCTAGCCGCAACATCTTCAGAGTATTTAGTTGAACCTAACCATTCTTCATCTGATAGATCATCCCATTCTTGTATCTCTTCAGCCATATCCGGATATAGCTTACGTAATTCTGAACGAGTCATTTCAGTTTGTACACCTACAAATGTTGAATCTTCAATTGATGTAGCATCTCTAGATATTCTAAAATTTTCTGGTGGAATAACTTCTATCTTAACTCGTGACTTGTCTATTGTTTTCTTTACACGTACATTAACATATAATAGTTCTGCCTGAGGGGCTTCAGGGATACTACCATCTTGTAAAGGAGGCGCTTCAGTAAATACACTTTCAGATTGTAAGTCACCTACTATCTCTACACTATCATCAGATAATAACTCATCTAGATTTGCCTGTGAAATCTGTTCGAACTCTTCAAATACATAATCATAATCTTCAATATATGTCCAACGGCATACAGCATTCTTCCATAATAAGGATGCTTTTATCCATTGCTGTAGTATTTCCCAGCCATTATTCTTTTTAAACAAACAATAATTAACTATATTACCTGCATCTTTAGCGGCTGCAAAACTACCAGGAGTCTCGTCATATGGTATAAATCGTGCTAATCTGTGGTTACTTAAGAACAAATCTGAGATAATAGCAGTATATGCTTCTACAACTTCAGTAGTTGAAGTATCAACAATAGTACTAACACCCTGTGGTGTTAAGTGACTCTCAGCTAATCCTGCATATTCGTATGTAGCTTTTAATCTTTCTCGTGAAAGATCTGCGCTATTTAACCAATCACCCGAAGAGTTTACAACTCCTGTCTCAATCATTTGTATTAATTGTTCATCGGTAACCTTTTCTTTATAACCATCAGGCTTACTCATTGTAAACCTCCTTCATAGGTAGCCATCTTTTTCTTTGATGCTTCTATATCTTTTACTGTGTAAGATCCAGCTTTAGGTAAGGTTCTTTCTTTTGTTTTCTTTTTA